CATAAGGGAAGTATTGGTGCATTTGCCCGTTTACCCCCGAATCGTCTGACATGGTGAAGCTCTGCGGGGGTGTCATTGAAGCCCAAGTGGTAGCATAAGACGCAACCAAGTCTTGCAATATTGTCATTCTGTTGTCTTTCTTTTTTATTCATTGGCGTATTCGTACCACATTGTATAAAAGGCTTTAAAGTCGTCAACCCCTGTGCCGAGTTTAACGCATGACCCGTAGGATTGGACTTGCCAGTAGTCTTGGATAACTAGCCCGTCATCTGTGTTGCCTTGCACAATAACGACTGTAAAGTTAGGCGTTTTAGCAAAGGCTTGCAATAATCTGCTTTGACCATCGCTAACCTTTTCATTGGGTCGTTTCCACTCCATCACCAAAAACTTGCCTTTACGCTCTGCAATCCCATCAAGATTACTAGGGCAAAAATGCGGGTTGGTAGGTAAAAGCCCTAAGAACGCACCATAATCAATATGGGTCGCAAAAGCATTACGCATTATCTTATTGAATGTTTGCATCTTTTTGCAATGTATCCTCAAGTTCTTGGGCGTAATCCACAACATCGCAGCTTAATAAATAGGCTTCGGTATTGTTATTTTTAAGTTTAAGTTCATGTACTCGTTTTATGGTACGGGTAATGTCTAAAAAAACTTCTGCGTAATTTCTCATTTTGTTAGCCTTTCTATATTTCTGTCATTAGCTTGTTGAGTACGCCATGCCTCAAAACGCATCTTGGCGGCTTCTAATTGCCATCTAAGGGCTTCTTTTTGCTCTACCGCTACACCTATGGCTTTGCATAAGTCTTGATACTCTTGACTGCGGTAGGCTTCCCGTTCTTGAGCACCAAGGCTTTGTTCGTCAGTTTGCGACATCTTAATGGCTTTAAGACTGTGCCTAAAGTTCTCAAGCTGGGCCAACTCGCCTGACGCTTTAGCGTATTGCGGTGCGGTTTTAAATATAAAGTCTATTGCTTCGTGCGGGTCGTAATCTTTTATAGCCATGTTCCCCATCCCCCTTTGTTACCTTTAGTCCATTGGTCTGCAAAGTCTTTTAGTAAATCACTATCAAGTTGATGTTTTGATAGATATTGCCTAAACTTTGCTAACCCCCAAGTTGCTCGCCAATAACACAACTGCCGTACTGCACATTGATGTTTGTATTCAATCAATCTCCATACCCATTCGCATCATACATTTCTTCTTTAAAGTTTCGTAGCTATCGTACCCGTTACCTAATACTCCTAGTTCTTTAGCTTTGTTCTCAATACCTTGTTGGCTAAACATCCATGACCTATCTACCTTTGGTTTGGCGGGGGTCATATCTAAAACATCCTCCCACCTTGCAGCGTTAATCCATGATGCAGGGTACGGAATATAGTCTATTTCGGTTTGTTTGATTTGCCAATATCTGAGGTGCTTTGGTAAGGCTTCCATTGCTTCTCGCTTTTCAAGCAAGGTGAGTTTAGACCAAGCGTGTTCAGCTTTCTTTTTAGCCACTTTTTTAGGCCAATTAATCCAAAATTGTTCAAAATCCACATATTCCCCCTATTTTGTTGCAAGTATATAAAGTCCTACATTACTAAACGCATACCCACTATATACGACTGCCATAGCCATATTACCTTTAAAGCCTTGTTCTAACCCAATATAGGCATAAATAAGCCCCGTAACAATAATTAACCAAGAACTCAAAATGGTGCATCCTCAAATTTAGGTTTATCAGCTTTAACAAACTGGTAAGTCCAATCGGTATAAGTCTTGATTAAATATTCAGCTTCATGCTTAGTCTTGACTGTACGCATTAATTCACCATTCTCATCATAGATTTTGTAATGGCTATAAGCATTTATGCGGTCATCAGTAGTAAAGGTAGTCATTTAATTCTTAACAAACACAATGCAAGCAGGATTTTCCCATTCAAAATACCCTTTGTTTTTGGTTGCAAAATCTTCTAATGCTGGGTTTATGTATGGATAACCACCTCTGTATTCACCATAATAGTCAGCAGCATCATCGCCATTTTCAGCACTAATGTACAACTGACCATCCCTTATAAACGACTTTGGTTTTTTGTAAACCTCAACCAAATCAGCACCAACAAATTCAAAAGTCATAAGTTTTGGCAGTTTTTTTTGTAATAGTTCAGCGTTCATTTTAATTTAATCTCCATCAAAGCATTACAAGCACTTTTTAACTGTTTTCTTAATGCAATGTTTTCGTTTTGCAAATCAAATAATTGTTTTTCTAATACTTCAATTCTTGACTTAACCCTAGCTTTTTGAACTGGGTCACGACTTTGATTAAATACTAACTTCTGTGCAGCTAAACTCTTTTCTAAAATATTACTGTTCATAATTTCCCCTAATTAAATAATTACTGCTTTCCAATCTTTACCTTCACCACTAACTTCTTTTGAATACACAAGGTATTCGGCCCAAGTAATTTTGCGTACTAAATCCCATCCGTAATTACCAAGCAAATCTTTGCCGTACCATAAAATTGCAACTGATTTACGCATTTATTTACCCCCCTTTAAATAAACAATACCAGCTTGTAAACGCAATTCATCATCAACAGTATTTAAAAAACGGCACATTTTTAATGCTTTAACCATGTTTTGAACTGCATATTTTGGTTGATTACCAATAATTTTTTTTGCTTGTTCGTAACTCATAATTCCCCCTTAAGCTGCTAATTTACCAACACAACCATACCCATAGCCGTCATCACCCATGCTATAGACCCGACCTGCTGTCTTACTAACTGCTGTATCACACAAACTTGTTTCTGCAACTTTGTTACTAATTATTCTTTGAATATCATAAGGAGCAAAACCTCTTTTTAAACTATCTGCGTTTTCAGAAACTTTGCTAATACTAGCTGCATTGTCGTAACTGCTGACATAAACAGTTACTTCGTTGTCTAAACCATATTCATTACACACATCAACAATTACGCCAGTTAAAAACACACTTGTCAATTTTCGGTTAACAAACACAAAATCAGCACCAAATTTAACTTCTTCACCATCCAAATTTGCGTAATTTTGTCCTTTGTAATCTTGCATACCATCAAAATAAGAACCTTCAAACACGCTAATTACATCTTCAACTTGTTTTGAAGTTGGGCCGTCAACATACGAAATGTTTATTGAAGCACCGCCAGCATAACTGCTGCTTTTTACGCTAAATTTCACACCTGCAAATGATTCTTTTAATGCCGCTCTAATCAACTTTGCTGTATCTACTACGCTAATGTATTTCATTTTGTTCCCCCGAAAAAATTAATCAACATACATAGGTTAAGCCAACTTAACATTTATTGCAAGCGTTTTATGCTGTGTAGCAAAAATACAACAAAAATGCGTTTTTATTTCATAAATGTTACATAAAGTCATTTAATGTAATGTTTATATACCTTTATGTATAGATTTTGGCTTTATTTATATACTTACAGGTTAATGTATATATAACTTATATATAACTTGCCTTTTGGTGAACGGAACCCAGCCATCCTAGATTCCTTCAACTGTTTGCCTTTCGGAGCCACAGAACCCGCCAGTCGTTCAAGGAATAGGCACTAGCTTCGCCACCTATTTGTGTGCTGTTACATCCTCTATCCCCCAGTAGCACTTGTATCGCAGTCGCTGGTGTCGGTTCCCGCCCAACTGTGACCGCAGAAATAGAAAAACCCCATAAGGTTGCTCTAAGGTGAAGTCGCTTTAGAAAAGACCAGCCAGCCTTTCCAAAACGCTCAAAGCAACCCTATAGGGTCTTAGCTGGTAATACTAAACAGACTTCACTCTGCCCCATTAGTATAACTCAGTTTTAAATCAACGCAACTCAGGCCATATCAACTGGTAACTTTCAGGAAATAAGTCTTTACGGCTTACCAAGCCTTTGCTTTCCTGTTCCAATAACGCCCCTAAATAGACCATTTTATCGGCTGGAATACCTGAGTTTTTCCACATACTTACAGCAGGTACGCTAATTTTGCAGATTTTGGCTATTTTGGTAGGCCCACCCAGTAACTCGATAATTTGGCTATCGGTAAACATTTTTTTCTTCATTAAGCAAGTTTAACAAAAATACAACGCCATATCAAATAGTTTGCACATTTATTTAATTTGGCTTAATATGGTGGTACAGCATAAGCTGTTTACTTTTAAGGATAATTATGGAT